GTACCTTTAGCTGATGATGTAATGGGTATGGACATAGTTGTTACACCTAAAAGTAAAACACCAATCACAGGTGTTTTTTATTCTGACATTGAAAGAGTTTTATCTAGACCAGACACGCCTGAAATATTTCCAAACAAAAAAGCTTTACTTGATTTCTTAAAGAAAAATAGAATAAGAGATTCAGAGTTTAGAGATTACCAAATAGATTCATTACTACGTGTATTTGATGAAAACACTCCAATACCAAAAGCTCAGGTAATAGAACACCTACGTCAAGCTCCAATAAGAGGTATGCACGTTCACGCTACTGGCCAATTCTCTGAAGTCATAAATCCAAATGGCGCTGTAGATACAAGATACGAAGGATATGCTGCAGAGGGATTTATACCAGGGTCGCAAAGAGAGCGTGTTTTATATATACCAACTGATAAATTTCCTGGTGATTCTGGCACATACCCGTCTCCTATTTTTCAAGGAGAAAGAATAGAAAATCATAAATGGGGAATGCCTAATCAAGATAATGCTTACGTGATTGGTTGGACTCGTCTTACTGATCGTATGGCTATATTACCAACAAAATTGGAAGCACCAAAATTAGCATCAAAAGTACCAGGTCTTACTCGTGAAAGAGAAAGACTACAAAGACAAGTCGCAGGATTATATGCAGAGGCAGTTAATAAATTAAACAGAGAGGGTGTAGTTCAAGGTTTAAATCAATCAGATCTTGAACTAATAAATAATATACCTTTTGAAGAAGTGCTTACAACTTATGGTGATACATTAAATCAAATTAGCCCTGGTCTAGTGGATCAAATAGACGAGCTCATAGTTAAGGTTAGAGATATAGATGCAGATATTAATAAAGCATCCACACCTGATACAAGCGGTATTGTGAAGGTTACTTTTGCAGATGAAATACAATCAGACATAATGCAAGCAGCAGCTGGTAGAAAACAAAAACTATTAGCGACTTTAAGAAAGATTGCAGATGAGGGCAGAGAGTCAACAACTCTTCCTGAACTTAGTAGAATAGGAAACGACGCTCTAGCTTTTTTTGAAGAAAATAAATCAGTATTTAGACCGTTAAGAAAAAGTCAAACAGAAGTAGACATAATAGGAGATAGATTAGCTAAATTAGATGCTGAGGTAGACGATATTATTAACAGATATATTGAAACAAGAGAACTTGATCCTGCAAGTGTTAAAAGGCTGAAAGAAGCTTTGAATGAGAATATTAATAACATGATTGATGAGTTGATGCAGATTGATACAAAAACATATGATGGACTGTTTCCTGATCTGCCATTTAAAAAACGTGAAGAATGGGCAGATGCACTTATTAAAAAAGATTTGTTTGAACTTGCCTACAGAAAATTTATTTTAAAAGATCCAAATGTCCCAGACTATTATGCAGTATCCCCACAAGAACTTGTTATAAATAGGTATAGCTTCAAAGGTGATTCATCAACACCTCTAGATATTAGAGCTGCGGACAAAAAACGACAAATTGATTATTTTATGGCTAGAGGTGAGTTTACTGACTCGGAATACAAGGGTGTTGGTATGTCTGAGTTTTATGGCGGGCCAAACGCTAAAGACCCTAATGGTAAACATTATACATCAACAATAGAAAAAATATTAAAAACACAAGCTAAACAAAACAACTCTGAGTTTGTCGTTTTAAATGTACAGACGAAAACAGGAGCAAGAGGAGTTTATAAGGTTTTTGATCAAAATGATAATATAGTTGCAACTCTTACAAGCCCAGTTCAAGCTAATAGATTAAAAGAATCAAATCCTTTGTACAGAATAGAAAGAACAGATGTGCCTGATTTGAAAAGCACAACCCCATCTTTTGCTATTAAAATTACTGAAGAAATGCTAGAACCATACAAAACACACAAAGCTAAAGGTGGACTTGTGAGCATGATTGATATATTTGAGGTAGCTTAATGGTTGAAAGAAGAATTACGGGTGAGCCCACAGAAATCACTACGGAATCAATAACTGTTGAAACTCCAGAGGATGAGTTAACCGTAGAAAATGTCGAAATGACAGACGATGGTGGAGCAATAATTAATCCTGTTGAAACACCACCAGAAGATAGATTTGACGCAAACTTAGCAGAATTTATTAATGAAGAAGATTTACAAAATTTGTCTTCAGATCTTATGCAGGAATACAAAGATGATAAATCATCAAGAGATGAATGGTATGATTCATACTCAAAGGGTTTAAAATTACTTGGATTTAATTATGAGGATAGATCTCAACCTTTTGCTGGTGCTAGTGGTGTAACACATCCTTTACTGGCAGAAACAGTAACACAGTTTCAAGCACAAGCTTACAAAGAACTTTTACCAGCTAATGGTCCAGTAAGAACACAGATAATAGGAGAACAAACTTCACAAAAAGAAGATCAAGCACAACGTGTGCAAGATTTTATGAACTATCAAATTATGCACGTCATGGAAGATTTTGATCCAGACCTTGACCAAATGTTATTTTATTTACCTTTATCAGGCTCAGCATTTAAAAAAATTTATTTTGACACAACTCTCAATAGGGCCGTGTCTAAGTTTGTGCCCAGTGAAGATTTAATTGTACCATACAGTGCAACAGATTTAGCAACAGCAGAAAGAGTTACACACGTCATAAAAAGAAATGAAAATGAAGTGCGTAAAATGCAAGTGCAAGGTATTTATAGAGATGTAGATTTACAGTATCAAGATGAAGACTCTAATTCAAATATACAACAGGCAGTCAACAAGCTTGACGGTGTAAGACCTACTGGTTCAGCATATAAGAATGATGTTTATACATTATTAGAAATACACTGTGATCTTGACGTACCTGGTTATGAGAATGACGATGGAATAAAATTACCGTACATTGTAACAATAGACGAGGGTTCACAACAAGTTTTATCTATCTACAGAAACTTTGAAGAAGAGGATTCATTTAAGAAAAAGAAACAATATTTTGTGCATTACAAGTTCTTACCTGGTCTAGGGTTTTATGGTTTTGGTTTGATACATATGTTAGGTGGTTTATCTAGAACTGCAACATCTGCCTTAAGACAATTAATAGATGCAGGAACGTTATCAAACTTACCTGCAGGATTTAAAGCTAGAGGTTTAAGAATACGTGATGACGACAATCCATTACAACCTGGTGAATTTAGAGATGTAGACGCACCAAGTGGTGATCTACGTGCAGGTTTATTACCGTTACCATACAAAGAGCCAAGTGCTACTTTGTTTCAACTCTTAGGTTTTGTTGTACAATCAGGTCAACGTTTTGCCACAATTGCTGATCAAAAAATAGGTGACAGTGTTGCTGCAAATGCACCTGTTGGAACTACAATGGCTTTAATTGAGCGTGGTTCAAGAGTAATGAGCGCCATACACAAAAGATTACATTACGCACAAAAGACAGAATTTAATTTATTAGCAAAAGTTTTTAAAGATTTTTATCCACAAGTTTATCCTTACGACGTAGGCAAAAATGCTGCTGCTGTATTTAAAGCTTCAGACTTTGATGAGAGAGTAGACATTATGCCTGTGTCAGATCCAAATATTTTTTCTATGTCTCAACGTGTTACCTTGGCTCAGACACAATTACAAATGGCCCAATCTGATCCAAAACAACATAATTTGTATGAAGCATACAAAAGGATGTATCAAGCTTTGGGTGTAAAAGATATCGATGCAATACTACCAGTTCCAAAACCAGACGCACCAAAAGATCCTGGTATCGAAAACGCAGACGCTTTGCTCGGTAAAAAGTTAGTTGTTTTTAGAGGACAGGCTCATCAACAACATATTGAAGCTCATAGAGTATTTATGTCTTCAATGTTAGTAAGAGCAAATCCACAAGCAACAATTATTTTGCAAGCTCATATAATGGAGCATATATCCTTACTTGCAAGAGAAGAAGTTGAAGCACAAATGCAAGAGGTTATACAACAAGAAGCACAAAAATATGGCGGACAATTACCACCACAGTTGCAAATGGAGTTTCAAAAACAGCTTGAAGTACAAGTTGCTGATAAAGTTAGTGATTATATTTCAGAAATGTTCATAGAAGAGCAAGAAGCTATGCAAGGACAAGGACAAGATCCTTTAATTGGACTAAAACAACAAGAATTACAGCTTAAAGCACAAGATTTACAACGAAAAGCAGAGAATGATAGTCAAAAATTAGAACTTGACGCTGCAAAACTAGATCAACAAGCAAAAATAGCGCAAGATAAGATTGATTCTAATGAAGATATTGCTCAACTGCGTGCAAATGTTAATCTTGATAAGCAAAAACAGTGAAAAAAAGAGAAAAAAAAGTCGCAAAAGTAATGCGAGAGTTTAAAAAAGGTAAATTAAACATTGGCGGATCGAAAAAAAAGGTTAAATCTAGAAAACAAGCAATAGCAATTGCCTTAAATGAAGCAGGAATATCTAAAAATGGGAAACGCAGAAGAAAAACTAGCTGATTACTTTGACAAGCTGATGTATATAGCAAAAAATAGTAGTAAAAGCTCTGAAGATAGTGTACTTTTAGCTGGTGCTATGATGGCTGCAGCAAGAGTTCTATTTTATGATCATCTAACTGCAAAAGAAGCTCAATCTTTATTAGATCAAGGTGGTCTTGACCTAATTGAACTTGTAAAACCAACGATACACTAATGAATTTTAAAAAAACAAAAGTAGAAGTAGTAAAAACAAAAAATCCTTTTCCAACTTTAAAAGTTTCGTCTGATGCAGCAATTGTTTATTCACCTTACGTTGTAAAACAAAACAAAGGTGGAGGCCCAAAAGGGCAGACAAGCAAGGCTCAGATCAAAAAAGTTGATTTTAAGGGCGTAAAGTAATAAAAACCTTAAAACAAAGGAGGTTTGTATGAAACTAGTGCAAGATCTATGGGCTCACTTAAAAGAGTGGTCCGACTGGAGTATGAAGGATTGGATTAAGGCTGCAATTGTAGCAATTATCGTAATCATAGTTATAGGAGCAATTTAGAATTTATGTGGCAATTACTTGCTAAACCTTTACTTGGCGTCGTCGCTGATGGCGTCAAGGGTTTTGTAGAAACAAAGAAAGCAAAACAAGAATTAAAACTTACAACAATTAAAGCAACGCAAAAACTTAAAGAAGATCAAATCGCTGGTAAAGTTGCGTGGGAGCAAAGTGCTGTTGATCAAATGAAGGGCAGCTGGAAAGATGAGGTAGCATTAATTGTACTACTACTTCCAGCAGTTTTAGTATTCACGCCCTTACAAGAACATGTTCATCAAGGGTTTATTGCTTTGCAAGACCTACCGTCGTATTATCATAATTTGTTATATATTGCGATTTCAGCAAGCTTTGGCATCAAGGCAGGATCTAGTGCAATAGGAATGTTTAAAAAGAAATAATGGTAACTAAATATATAAAGTTCAAGGGATCAATGAAACCAAAGGGACTTACCATGGCTACAGATGCTAAATTAAAACAACTTAAAAATACTGGATTTAGACAGGGAAAAGATTATGAGGTAGTCTCAAAAAAAATAGCTTTAGGAAAGTCTAGAGGAGGATCTGTGAAGAAAAAAGTTAGTAAGATGATTAAGGGTCTCAAAAAAGCATCAAAAACACATGCAGGACAAGCAAGGACATTAAGCTCAATTAAAAAAAGAATAAAAGTATGAGTTACGAAGAATTATCAAAATCAGTTAAATTAAGTGAAGGTTTTAGAAACAAAATATATCAAGATACCGAAGGATTCGATACCATTGGGTGGGGTCATAAGGTTGTCCCAGCAGATAATTTTGTTGCTGATAAAGAATACACAGAAGAAGAATTACAAGCAGTATTTGATAAAGATTTAAGCAGAGCAATAGCTCAAGCAAAACAATTAATGACACAAAACGGCATTGAAGATTTACCAGAAACAGCTCAACAC